TTTCACCATCATAACTGTTATCCCCTGTATTTTTCCAGTCAATAGTTGTATCTAATCCTTCAAGCTCTTCTAACTGCTCGTTAGTATCTAATTTTTTTCTTGTAAACCTACTAGCTGGAACCCTGTATGCAAGCTCAGTTTTTGGCCTGTCCATACCGTCTTGTATTGGTTTAAAGAAAAAAGGGTAGTTAACTGATATGGGTACGATTTTATCGGTAAACATTTTTTTTGCATCAGATCCAGATTTTGATAACACACCGTATCTAGCATCACTAGAGATGGTTGCAAGGTTGACAGTTTCGCCTGATGCCATGAATGAAAAACCAGACCGTCTGTTTTTGAGGTAGCACATTCCGTAACATCTTGTATCTGCCTTGCAAGCTTCCCAGAATATATAGAATAATCTGTTTGCTTCTCTAAAGTCTGCTTGCCCAACATCAATCTTGGACCACTGCAAGTACATATAATGAGTACCAGTAATATAAGTAGCTTTACCTTTATTAGTGAACCAATAACCTTCGTGGCGCCTGGCAAATTCTCTATCAATGTACGCATACCATTTATCTTTAAAATCATCTGGATATTGTTTCCAGTCAAATATTGTTTTAATCTTTTTTAATGTCTTAGGGTACTCATGTGGTTTCCACCTATCATGTTCTTTATCAACATCTTTTTCTTTTGGTAACGCTATTTTTAAGTTTTGTATCTCGTATATATCACCTATTTGACCAGTTTTAGATATAACAATAACATCGTGTTCTTTGTTATAACCATACTCCCACTTTTTAGATTTGTTTAATCTTTGTATTACATGTGGTTTTATATGATCAATTATTTGGTATAATGTTTGTTTATACATTATTTAGATCGTCTTTCTGCAAAACCTCCAAAAGCTTCTTTCTTCTTTTCTTCTTTTGGTTTATCGTTTAACATATCTTCTTCTTCTTTAATACGATTAAGTATTTCAAAAGCATCAAATATAGCTAGCTTTTTTGTAGCTGCAGCATTTTTTAATCTATCAGCTGATATATCATCATCAGAATCAACAATAGCTTCTTTAGCAACTTTTATTAATTCCTCAACTGCTTTGTGCCCAGCTAGGATTATATTCTGTTTCGTTTCCTTGACGTTCATACTTAATTACAATATCATTAGATTTCATACAATAAAGACGCTTGCCGTCTACAATAAAGTCATATTCACCATATGGTTTGTAACCTACAAGGTCTCCCTCGCTTATTTCTAGCGCTTCTAACGAACTATTACCATATTTTAGTATACCAATAAGGTGTTGCTCTAAATTAGCGTCTATAATGTCATCATTTTTTAACGGATTAATAAAGCATCTATCATCAAAAGCTATCCATTTGTTCTTTCTTTTATAAAGATATATTTGATCTCTTTGAACAAAATATAAATTATCTTTAAAATATGCTTTACTATTTTTTTCTTCTCCTTTAATATTAAACCATCTTCTAAAAACATTATGATGGATCATTATTAAATCTCCTTTTTGTATAACCGTCTTATATGACAAAGGTACTTCTATAACTTTAGCCACATTATTTACAGCTTTAAAAGTTTCAACTTGTGTATTAATTATAAGGCTTTTGTCACCTACTTTTACTTTATTATTATATCGCTGGCCATAAGGCTCAACGATAAAATCAAATAAACTTTTCATTAATACTCTAAATCATACTCAACTGATATTGCCATGTTAGAGTTAAACTTTTTCCATGGCAATACTTCGTTGTTCTTTTTAATGTAAATATTGTAAGAATTATCTTCTTTATCAGAAAGTATATGTGATATTGTATGTCCACCATATACTGACTGCCCTATCGAGTAGTGCATAGCATCAGTTTTATAGTCAGAACCAATACTTATCTTTCTAATTACTGAAGACATTATTTCTTATCTTCTTCTTTTTCAATAGGTTCGAATGTTCCATCTTCTAAATTAATATTGATAGAGCCATATTCTTTTTCTAGTTCTTTTTTGAAGTCTTCAGTTTTTTTGTTTTCTTCATGGAACTTTCCTAATACTGCGGATTTTTGGGCTTCTAAGAAACCTACTTCATTTAAGAGTTTATTTAACTCTTTTTGAAAGCCTTGAATCTTTTCTAATTGGTCTTTGGTAATCATTTGTTTTACTTCACTCATTTTAATTTAATTTAATTGGTTATTAATGTATTAATATAGTTACAGGTTTTATTTACTTTTTAAATATACTTGTAACCTTTTCACTACTTCGTCCGCCAAAATAGGCTAAAACTACTGCCATCATTACTTTTTCAAATGTATCGTTCCATGTAGCACCTATGTTAAATGGTATTGATTCTACACTATCTAATATTCCAGCTAGTGAAAATATAACAATACACCATACTAAAACTAATGGGCGTACATTTTTCGAAAGCCATGAATCTGATATTGAATCGGCTTGCCACCTTGAAGTGACGGCTTCCATCTCTTTATTTTGTTGTTCAAATATAAGTTGTTGTAATTTTATTTTATCTTCACCACTTACGTCAGATTTACCGATAGCAGCAATAGCTTCCGCTGGTGAACTAACACCACTTAGCACACTGCCTAAAGCAGGATTAACTAGTGAAGCTGCACCGAACAATAGTTTACCTACTGTTGTATCTTTAAATTTCTTTTTTGGCTTAGACATAATATTTAATTACCTTTTCTACCTTTAAGAGTTATAGATCCATCTTTTTCACTTTTATATCTGTATCCTTTATTATATTCGCGTTTTCTTGCTTCTCTATTAAGAACACCTTTAGGATCGTTTATTTTTGTATTAACAAAAGAATCGTTGGTGTCGTAGTTTTCATTAACCCTTAAGTTTGAATTATCAGAAGATTGTTCTGCTGTATTTTTATTTTTTATTCCATCTATGTTTTCTATATGTAATCTTCCCCTTTTTTTAGGTTCATTGATTTGTAAAGGACTCGAGCATAAACTAGGAATAGATGCTTTCATTTTATACGCCATAATTACATGTTTTTATAAGCTTCAGTCTCCCATGGAAGATCTTTAGCTCCTTCTTTCATTTTAGATCTGGGATAAGTTTTACCTTTCCAGTATACGTTTTGTTCATCATAATCTAAATCACCTCTTTGCATTTGCTCAATGTGAATTTTTTCATGTGATATAACTTCTTCAAGTTGCGCAGGATCTTTAATTTCTTTATTAACTAGTATACCGCCTCTTCTATCAGCTTTACCTAATACTCCTTCTTCTAAAGTAGAATTATAAATAGGAATAACATTGTAAGAATATGGTGCGGGTTTTTGTTTATAAGCCATTATTTTCCTGGAAACATTTTATTTAAATAATCTTTACGTTGAGAACAGCCACAGGGTATGTTTAAACCCTGTGACACGTTATCAACAATTCTCTTGATACCAGTTGCCTTAGTGAAAGACTCTATTTTATCACCTAAGCCTCTTGATTTCATTAAGATACTGCTATACCTGTAACTGTTGCTCCTGCTGGAATTTTAACCTTAGCTAAAATACCACCTGGATTAGCAGTTAATGCATAATTAATAGCGTCTCTTAGTTTTACACCTTCAGTAGCACCACCTGTGTAAGTGATTGCAGCTACATCGCCAGTTGTACCAGCAAGAAAATGATAATGAATAACTGTTGGACTTGAAATGCTAACAGTTGCACATGAGTCACCACTTAATAAGATGTCTCCACCTGCGATACCAGCTCCCACCGATTTAATCGAAATAAACTTTGCCATAATAATTGTTTTTGTTTGTTGTTAATGATTGTTGTTAATGTGTTATCTTCGGCACATATTTTTTAATTTGTTTAAAGGTCCTTCCATATTCATACCTGAAGGTTTTTGACTTTGCACATAAGCTTTTCTTTCATCTGCATTTCCATAAGGATCGCCTGCAGTAGGTTTAGCTGTATTATCGTTTCCTATAGAAGTTTGAGGTATTGAACCTGAATTATCAGGAACTGTACTGTTTGCTTCGTTAGATGTAAGATCGGTAATATTTTTATCACTATCTGCCGCGGTAGAAGGTTTATCTGTTTCTTTTCTTAATGATCCATCTGGGTTACTATTAGTAATTAAATCTAAGCTACCAATATAGTTTTTAACTTTATCTCCAAACCCTTTTGGCGAACCACCTGCTTTTCCAGCTATACCTTCTCCAAGACCTCTTACACCTTCTGTTATGCTAGATCCAATTGTAGAAAGAGCTTTACCCATACCAGTTTTACTTTTAGGACCTGCAGGAACGTCTTTTACTAAAGAACTTATATTAGAACCTGCTCCAAAAGCTTTTGCCCCAACTTCAGACAAGCCCTTTTGAATAATGCTTCCACCTATTTTACTAACAGCTTTTTTTGCAACTGTTTTAGCTATTGCTCCACCAACACCTTTAGCTATAAGAGCTCCAATAAAGTTAGGACCTTCGCTTTTAGATTTTTTTTCATCAGCAGCTTTTATAGCATTAAATATGACTGGGTTTGGATTAGATCCACTTGGCCCAAAAGTATTGTCTTGACTAGCTGTCATAGGATACGGTGATCCTTTCATTTCTAAACCTAGCTGTTTGCTTAAATTATTTTTAGCGTTTTTTCCTGGTTTTCCCATGACTATCCTTTCATATGCTTAGACAAAAATGATCCATGTTTTGCAACTGGGTTGTCATGCATTAAGTTATACTTTTCTTGTTTGTTTGATTCCATATGAGGTTGACCTTTCATATGAGGTTGACCTTTCATATGAGGTTGACCATAAGCGTCTGGTCCATAAGAACCTTTCATGTATGTAGCTGCTCCTGAAGAAACTTTAGTTAATTGTTCATCTTCATATTTACCTTCTTTTCCATATCCATGTTTTTTATCATAAATAGCGTTTCTCGCAAGATCTTGTTCTACTCTTTGTTTACTTTTTTTGTAAGCCATAATATTATTTTTTTATATTGTTTATTTTTTTCCTTTATATAAGTCTCCACCTGGTTTTAACCTTTTAGCTAATGCTTTTCTTCGTGGAGTACATGTAGGTTTAGTCATTGGTGTGCAATATCCTTTGTGATCAGGATTAATACCCATAAAACCACCGGTCTTATAAAACGGTGCACCTTTTTTTTCTTTTATTTTAACTTGAAGATCATCACTTAAATCACTTAATCTATTAAGTCTTGACTTATTAAACTTTTGTCCCATATCTTCTTTACGAAACAATTTTGCTTGTCTGTCAGCAACTCTTTTTGCTCTTCTTTCTAGTCTTTTAACTCCCATAACATTAACTTAAAGCAACTAAGCCTGAAATATTACTAGTACCTGTTGCAAAAACTTGCACAACACTTACTGGTAAAATTTCACCTTGTGGTGGGTTATAAAAAGTAACTGTATCATCATCTATAGTTCTAACTCTAACACTGTTTTCATCAGGAAAACCATATGTTAATAAAATATCCGCAGCAATACCTAATGTTTTATCAACTGTTATAGCCATTGTACCTAAAGTAACAACAACGTTTGTAATTTTACAGTCGTTAGGAACTCCTGCACCAGCTACAAACATACCTATTTTAATATCTGTGT